GAGTTAAAACCACCTACTACACCCCCTGCACCGAAGCCGTAGCCTGAAGGGGAGTTGGTCTTAATCCAAGAAGGCAAGCCGCCCACTTTACCGGGAGTAGCGTTACCATCATCTGCTACAGATGCTTGGTTGTTAAGGAAAATGGCCTCAACGTCCCGTCGAAGCTCTTGCTGTCTGCGAGACAACTGATAAGCCAGTTCTTTAGCACGACCAATGACATTAGACGCATCAGCACGAAACGACACACGTACCACTTTGTCAGATATTTGACAGTGGTTGCCAACTCTCGCACCAGTACGAGTGTTGTTACCGGACGCATCAGCACCGTCTACCCTTGCGTTAGCAATGTCAGGTGTGGCTAGTACATCGGTCGTCCATTCTTTCAGTGAGTTTTTAGTCATCTCACTGCCAATCATGTCAGTGAACGGTAATGGGATTTTACTAATATCCCATATACGATTCATAACATCTTCTCTTATCAACCCACCTTTTGTGACCGCCTTAAGGTCAGCACTATCTAAATTTGCTGTAGACATGCTACAATCTCCTAATAAAAATTAAAGTTCAAGTAATAGAACTATAAGATTTATCGGTCTCTGGCTTCCTCTAGTAACTAGCTAGGCTGTCATTACACTGGCGTAACCAACACCTTTGTCTTACTATTCTCCTAACAACAAGGCTGCTATTGCATCTGTTTGCAAAGCTCTTTGCTTGTTGCCCGAAGCTTTTTGGGCAGCTTTGGACAAGGCAGTCGATTTTGGCACAGAAGGCTTACTAGCCCCTGCTGATTTCATCATTTTAGGCAGTGTCTTAGGCAGCTTATTGACAGCCACTTTCGACAGCTCCCGGCCTTTTTTCGCATCCTTAAAGACTTCAACGATACGATGATCTGCTAAGTTTAGTATTAAATTCGGTTCAATACCATAATTTTCTTGAAAAAAAGATGTGACCCCTTCCATACCAGCTTTAAAAGCCTCCGGGGTCGCCCATTCAGGATTTTTTTCCAGCGTAAGCTCGATTTCACGCTCAAGCCGTTGCATTTTTTGCTGCTGCTGAACCTGAACCTGCTCCTGCTCCTCATGGGCTTTTTGGTTCTGGATAGCCTCGTACATTTCATTGATTTTGTCGGAGCGAGAGCGAAAGTCTTGCAACATAGCCGCATACTCACCCGGATTAGCCACTCTTAGCTTCTCCCAGTCTACCCGTTGATACTCTCCTAACAAGCTATTATGGAGGATCTCAGTAAGCTTTTCCACGTCAGTCAGCTTACTTTTGTAGTTCTCAACGACCTTAGCAGTCACCTCTTCTACCTGCTTACGTTCCTCAGCTATCTGCTGTGAACGTTGGGTATTGTACTTATCAGTCTGATAGCCTCTAACCAATGTCGGTACATCAACGACAGACGTTTCATCACCTACTTTGACAAGTATGCCCTTAAGAGCACCTGTCTCATCGTCTAAGACAATCTTATTGTCCTCTAGCCCTAAAGCGGTAGACCAAGTAAGTTCCCCACCATCTTCGTTATCTGCGTCTGCTGGCTCATCTCCATCAGCAGCATCACCTGTACCAGCATCATCACCAACAGGATTATCGTCATCAGTAGCATCGAGACCACTGTCAAGCTGCTCACCAACCTCTGTACCACCCTCATTGTCTTGCTCGTCTGCATCTGTTAAAAGTTCTGCTATTGCATCATACGAGTCAGTATCTGGCTTGGTAACTGTCGCACTCTCATTTAGCGCCATAAAATTAATCCTCTATTTCGTCTACGTTTAAGGAAATACTAGCGAGCCTAGCTGTCTCCATGATACTTACGATCTCATTCTCAACAGCAATCCACGCTAGGTCTAGTCTCTTTATATCTAATAATGTTTGTGGGTCAGTTAGCGGTACGTCCTTAAAAGCCTGAAACAACTGTTCCCGTTTACTAGCAATGTAGTCTTTCAAAAATAAGTCGTAAGCTTTACTTGCCTTCTTCCCACGCTCGACTTCCGCACTAAGTTGAACTAACTGCTCATCAGTATGTTTAGTATTATCTGCCATAGTTAGCTCCTACCTCTGCCGCATTGTCAGAGAAGTTTCGATTTTGTTCAGAGATAGTGTTTGCCTCTATCTCAGTAAGTTTTATAGCCCCGTCTAATATGATTTTAAACTGTTCTAAGGCCAACTTATCTCCTGCATGTATCGAGTCTTGCAGAGCCTTTATTTGCTCAAACTGCTGCTTCATAGACACATTCTCTATCTTAGCCCGTTCTAACAGCCCTCTGGCTGATAGTTCTTGTGCCTTAATACGAGAGTTCTCTATCATAGACTGAGCTTTTAACTGCTCTGCATTAGCGAACTGCTGCTCTGCCTTAAGTGTAAGCATCTGACCTGCAAGCACCTTCTCTTGCTCTTGTTTAGCATTAGCACTAGACTGTTCTGATAACTTTTTGCCCTCGTCAGAGAGTGGGTCTACGAAGTATTTACTACCGGATAACAGCCCGGTAAGCTTACAGAAGTCGTCCAGAGCCGCATAAACCTTCTCAGGAGAGACTAACGGCTGACCTGCGGCTGCTATCTCCTTCTGAGCCTCTATAACAGCCTGCAAAGCTGCCATTTTAGCCTTCTTATCGCCTGTACCAGAGCCTACCTTAACCCTTGTCCTGCGCCTGTCAACCCACTCAGAAGGATTAACCTTAATCCACTGACCACGGAACTCAAAGTCTCTTATGGTATCTACGTGATTATGTAGCAAGTCACGCACCTTGCAACACAGAGGCTTAACCCCTGTCTCTGCTATAGTACGCACAATCAACCCTACCAACGCCTCTTTAGCGTTCAACAGCCGGTCAACGCCCTCTGAACCCACCGCATCCCCCATGCTCTTAGGGCTAGCGTTACCCTCAGCATCGACCCCTGAGCGCCCTGCCCGTACCCTATCTAGGTAGTCAAGCATACTGAACGCCTCTTGTGCTATCTGAGGTGTGATGAAGGGTGCAATAGCGTCTATCCGCTTAACCCGGATGATGCCACCCGGCCTAGACACCATCAAGTCATCCAACGTGACTTGGTTCTCTACAGCAATAACCCGACCATTGTTTTGCAAATACAAGTTATCCAACAAGTTACGTAGCAACGCTGTTTTCTGGTCTTGTATCTCTTTGAGCCTGTCAAACAGGCTCAAACCTTGGAACTTATGGCTCATAAGTATGCCAGTAGTGCTAACCCAAGGCATACACTCGATCTGCTCGACCAACATAACCTTCTGTATAGTGTCACCATCAGAGGCCAATGTCACCTTAACCAACTCAGCGATGCCGTCCTTGTTAATGTCCATCCTCATGAAGCACTCAGCCACCTCCACACTAGCTAAAGAAGGGTCGTCTGAGTTCAACGATGAGACGTTGCTACTCTCACCTTGCAGCCTGAACCTATAGTCGCTACGGTAAGAGTTGTAGCTAGGTAGCTCCATGAGCATGTCCTCATCGAACCCCATGCGTGCCAAGTCACTGACCGTAGTCTGCTCGATATGAGCAGTGAACCTAGCCCCGGAGAGGTCTAACGAGGTATGTTGAGAGTTGACCCTGAACCGTTCCAACGGCACGTTGTCTATCTTAACACACCTAGACCTCTCTTGCCGCTTAATGGTCACGTCATGGAACAGCCCGACCTCACCTGTTAGGTCTATAACCTGCTCATAGGCGTACAACTGCTGTATCTCAATGTTAGGCATAGCCGCCAAAGCCTCAACACTAGCCTTGTCTATGCCTGTGTAAGTGGTTGTAACAGAAGTGTCCTCCTCGTCTACGTACACCTTAAGCAGCCCGTTCCTCTGTAGTAGAGCGTCCTTAACGAACGTATACAGCTTAATAAAGCCGTTGTTCTCAGTCACGATAACGTCATGCACGTACTCTGTCTCTAACTGAGCCTGCATCACGTCACGTTGACCATTAGGGATGAACTCCACTATGTCACACTGGCCTACCAACGCCTCCATGATCTGTGGCATTATCCACTCCACAGCGTCAGCCACGTCTGTAGAGGTGACAGTAGACCTACCAACCACCTCTTTACCGTCAGGAGCACCAAGGTAATACCCTAGTGCTGTCTCTAACTGTGTCGAAATGGTCTCTGTATCAGAGAAGCTAGCGTCGTCAAGCTCTGCTTGCACTATAGCCATCACCTCTGCCTCCTCCATAGCCCAAGGCCAGTTGGTAGACCTATCCATAGTTAGTCCTCTATCTCGCTGCTAGCGTCAGGGTCAGTGTCGTCAGTGTCGTCAGTGTCGTCAGTGTCGTCGTCCTCCTGCACGTACCAGTCCTCAGCATTAACGTCATCAGCACTAAGTTGTACGTTAGTGTCCGACTCACGGAACATGAACGCACCCTCACCCGCAGATAAAAGCTCTTCTACAGCATCACCTAATGTTGCCATTCTTACCTCCTATTGTGTAATATTTAGCCACGTCAGCCACAACAGCAACCTTCTTAGCCATGTCGATAGTAGATGGTATGCTCTTAGCAGTGTTAAGAGCAACCACCCCTCCCCTTCTCTTCAGCCCCAACAAAGTAGCCATACTGTCAACACCCTTTCTTCTTAGGCATTGGCTTAGCTGGCTTCTTAGGCATTTGTTTCTCTTTCATATCAATCACCTCCCTTAGTTAATGATGTGTTAATGTTAATGATGTTAATGATGTTAATGATGCTACCGCACCAAGTTGTCGTAGTAGCTGTAGTCCAACGGCTTGCCACTGCTCATGTCACCGATGACATGGCTGTCACCCACAGCCCCTAGCACGAGGTACTGCAACGCCTCAGCCACGTGACTGTACCTGTTCTTATCAGGCTTGTCCACGTACCGCTCCTCGCCTGTGACCTGTAGCCGTCTGTACCTGTACCCACCGTTGCAAGCCTTGCGTAGTGTAGGAGCACCCGGAGTGATGGCGAACGCTGGCTCCATGTTAGCATCGAACCGTCTCATGAAGCTCATCACCGCCTCCAACCGTATAGTGAAGTCGTTAGTGAACACGGGGACGGCGCTTATACCCTCTGCCTGTAGCACTGCGTAGATGGTCTGCTCGTCGGTCTGTGCCCTCTGCTCCCCCGCAGGGTCGCCGTATATCTCGATATTATTGCGGTTAAGGAACTGCTTGTAAGGGGTCTGGCTTAGCTTCTGGTACAGCAAGCGACCAAAGTTAACCGCACCCATGTCGAACGTGACCAACTCATCGAAGATGACCAAGCGACCTGTAGCAGTTAACTGTCCTATCGTAGCAGCAGGTGTCAGACCAAAGTCCAGACCAATGTACAGTGGAAGAAGAGGGTTAGGGACGTAAGGATTAGAAGAGTCTTTGTAGTGTATGTCGTCTCTGTAAGAGTTATAAATGAACTTACCATCAGACACGAACCCGTACTGACCATGCACGTACACGTTGACCCACTCCTTGTCCTTCCCAGCCATCATGTTCCTATAGTAGTTAGGAGGGAGGTTAGGTATGTTCTCCGCATTAACGGCTATACCACTAGGCTGATGGAACAGCTTATGGTTGTCCGGTAGGTTCTCCTCGAACAGTCTGTAGAACCAATGGTCTGCGTCTGGAGGGTTAGTGTCCATGATGACACCAAAGAACGTAGGAGCCACTCCCTGCGCCCCTGTAGAGGGATAGCGACCAACCCTACCTTGTGCACCATCCACGATAGACTTTGGTATCTCTCTACACTCGTTAATCCATACTGTCGTGAGGTCTAATGATAGTAGTTTCTTAACGTCATCAGGCTTGTCTAGTGCCCTGAACAGGAACATAGCCTCTACCACTGTACCATCGTCTAGGTCTTGTACCAATGTAAAAGACATATCCTTAACAGAAAACATACCTGAATCTTTAGGTATCCATATAAAGAACGTAGCCATTGTTGTATCTGACAGTTCTCTATAGGTATTCCTTACCACAGCATGTTTGGTTCGTCTTACCCCTTCTGAGTCTGGCTCTTGTTCGCATGAGACCATTAGTAGCTCTAGTACACAAGACACACTCTTACCACTCCCTAGTGGTCCTAGTAGTGCTCGTACGAATCCTGTGTAGATATCCCTAGCCTGATGGAACAGGTATCCGGTCGGGGTAGGCTCATAGATTCTATCCATTTTACGACCATATCCAATAATTCTTGTTTTGTCAAGTGTTTAGAGCTACTATTTTACCATTTTTATAGACATAACTACTAGCTATAACTACTAGACATAACTACTAGCTATACTACTATCTATACTACTAGACATAACTACTATGATTTTTAAAAAATTTTTTATTTTTTCAGAAAATTGTACACGAGCCGGTATGGGTACTAGCTACACTACTATCTATACTATTAGAAAAAATTTTTTTATTTTTTCAGAAAATTGTACGGGGTTGGGTATGGGCACTAGTCACTATTGTTTTTCCCCTCCCCCTTGCCTATGCCGCCACGCCCCGCCACGGATACCAGCTACTAGACGAACACACATGACACACATGACACACATGACACACATGACACACATGACACACTACTAGAAATGGTAATATTACCTTTTTGCAACTACTAAGGTATGAGACAATAGCTACGCAATGAAGCGAACACAGATACGGAAATCACTAACCACTAACAGAGAGATAAGGCAATGAATCAAGCTAGAGACAAAGACCATTATGTAAGAGCATGGCAAAACCACGTAAAAGAACTTAACACGATTCAAAACGTATTCACTTGGGGCAAAGACGATGCGTCTTTAGAAGAGCTTAAAACCATACAAGCGAGACTGTTTGAGCTGATAGACAAAGCAGCCGAACTGGAATACAAGTAAGCAAACAAAGCCACTAGGCTTAAGCCTAGTGGCTACCATTAACCACTAACAGAGAGATTAATCATGTACTATCAAAACCGTTTTAATAACCATTCATCCACTCACATGGGCGGATATTCCAGCAACCCATTAACACTTGCGCAGATAGAGCGTTATGCGCCTTCTGTATTCGCTCAAGACAAACACGAGAGCCGCTCAGATAGGTATACGTACATACCCACTTCACAAGTGTTACAAGGCTTAATAGCTGAGGGTTTTAACGTCTATTCAGTCATGCAAGGCAACTCCCGCATACCGGGTAAATCCGATTATACTAAGCACATGTTAAAGCTTAGAAAACAGGATAATGTATCAGCCGATACGTTTGAGATCGTGCTCATTAACTCTCACGATGGTACGAGCGCGTATAAGCTTATCAGTGGTTATTATAGGCTAGTATGTTCAAATGGAATGGTAAGCTATCGAGACGACTGCAAACTATCTATACCGCACCGTGGCGACATTGTAAGGGATGTAATAGAAGGGGCATATACAATCCTAGATACTCAGCGGGACATTAGCGAGAGTGTAAACCAGCTTAAAGCTATTCAATTACTACCAAGCGAAGCGCGGGCGTTTGCCAATGCCGCGCTAGAGCTTAAATATCCAAGCGAAGTAGACGAAGAGACGCAAAAAATCACTGTTACCGCACCTATCGTAGCCGAACAACTGCTAAGACCACGGCGATATGATGATAAGTCTAATGACTTATGGACACAATTTAATGTGATTCAAGAGAATCTTATAAAAGGTGGACAACAAGGGCGCTCAAGCAATGGTAGACGTGCGTCTACCAGAGCAGTGAAGAGCATAGACAACAACGTTAATTTGAATCGCGCGCTGTGGATGCTAGCCGATAGGATGGCTGAGCTTAAAGCAGCCTAATCAACCACTACAAGGCCACTAACCTAGGTTAGTGGCCTATTTTTTACACTAATAGAGCTACTAACATGACATATTTACAACACTTCAAAGACCGTTACCCATATGCCGAACAAATAGGCTTAAAACAAATGGCTGTTATAAGGGATAGCCGGGACAATTTTATCTTGTTTAGCTATTATACGCCCGTTGGCTATAACCAAAATGATGTATGGTACATAACAAATCAGCGTTATAGTGTTACGACTAGCAAACAAATAAGCTTGTTTAGTCGTAACCATGAGGTGCAGAGCATACCACACGATCAGTTTGTAGAGACCATGCGAAACCTCGGCTACGGCGGACTAGGATGGAACTCATGAAAGACTTATTTAAGTTTTTAGAACTGATATTCTGGTATGTAACCTATCATTGCCTACTAGGTTTTACGCTGTATTCGATCATCAACAAGCTTTTAGGAGGCTAATGTGAACATTAAGACAAACCACAAACCACGGTTACTCATAGACGGGAGTGAACTAACCGATAAAGAAGCGGCTGAATTTGACTACATGGACGATGTAATGGAGGGTACTTTCTTCCGATATAAAGGTATAGTCTACTCACTAGATCAATTTATGCGGATAGATAACAATACAGAATTATCAGATTGGCATAGTTGGCATGGATACCACTCAGATAGTTATTTTAGTGGCGTGCTAGTAAAGTTCACAAACGACTGTGACATGATTATAGTCGCCACTTATTATTCTTA